TATAAACAGATCGTTGCCCTTGCTTTCAATAGTACTGTTGCTGCTGTAAATGGTGTAGCAGGGACTGATGACACAGTGGTTACTATGCCAGTTGTAAACACTTTGCGTATTGGCGCATCTTCCACTGGAACTGTAAGCAACATTAGATTGCGCCGCCTCGCCTATTACCCCCTTCGTCTCACCAACGCTCAACTCCAAGCACTGACGGGCTAAAAACATGACTTACGACTATCGTTTGACCTTCGCTGACGAATCAGAATGGTGGGCAGAAGCTGACGCTCATGGTTGGGTGCAGTATGAATACGAGCCTATGCCGCCAGATGCTGACCCAGAGAATCCGCCGGAGCCTGTGGTGAAGTCTAAGACGATCGCCTACCCCGGCATAGACTTTGAAGTGATTGGAACCATTTACGAGCCTTTGCCGCCGGATGTAGATCCAGATAATCCGCCGCAGCCTGTTCCTTATCCAGGCTATGGGGTGAATGTCAGGTTTAACCCGTGGTGCGATCAATCAGATTTAGCTGATGATATGGTGCAATTTATTGTTACGCCAATTGATCCGCAATTCACTTGGGCCGGAGGCTGGTCGCCTGGGCCAAAAACAAATGAACACAATATATGAACCCAATAAATTTTTATGGACAAGGAGAGTTAATTGGCTGGCTAAATAATAATAATGACATTACCGAATGGATAAACAATAACAGTGACATAATCAATTGGTATTCAACCATTATGGAAAATAGCATTAGGTACGCTGACTTTGTCAGAGTGACAACTGCTGATGCTACTTATCGCTTTGCCACGACGCCAAACGCAATGACAATACCGGCAGTGGACGCCAATCCTTTTTCTGCGGTTGGCGTATTGATGAAAGTCGGGAATGCTCAACGAGACATCAAAAGCACGGCTAATGAAACGACATTCACACTTGTCGGCATCGATACGGCAATGCTTGGGTTTGTCTTGGGACAAAACGTCAAAGGCGCACAAATCGAAGCGTGGCATGGATTTTTTAACACAGACGGCACGCTAATCACTTCTGGCGGGACAGGTGGGCTATATCAATTCTTCAATGGATACATCAATTCATTCAGTATCAGTGAGGAATGGCTGGAAGAGGTAAGAGAATTTGTCGGCGTTATCACGGTAAACGCAGCATCAATTCAGCTTATCCTCAAGAATCGTGTTGCTGGCCGATACACAAACAATAATTCCTGGCAATTCTTTAACAGTGTTGATACAGGAATGAATCGCGTTTCATTCATCTCAACAATTCAATATTACTTTGGGAAAACCACATGATAAGACAAGCGACAAAATATGATAAAGATCAGATAAAAGAAATGATGATTATGTTTCAAGAGGAGAGCGGGATCGCTCACCTTCAAAAAGTAAAAGAATCAGATCATTGGCACAATCTTATTGATAATATTTTGGCTGGACAAGGAATCATATTTATTGAAGAAAATGTTGGTTTTATTATGGGTATCGTGTTCCCATCTATTTGGAGCGAAAAAATTTATGGTTTGCATGAATTGGCATGGTATGTAAAGCCTGGGCATCGATACGGTAGAGTCGGGTATCATCTGATACAGCAATACATTCAATATGCAAAAAAACAAAAAGAAATCGGCAGAATTGAATTCTTCACGTTGTCGAAATTGCCATACACAGACGTGAATTATTCAAAACTGGGATTCCAAAAAATGGATGAAAACTGGATTCAGTAATGAAATATCTTGCTGCATTTTTGTTGTTATTTGGGTTTGCTGCTCCTGCGTTTGCGGTAGGCGGCATTATTGTTACTGCTGTTGCTGGAGCAGCATTTGCCGCAACAGCAACAGGAATGGTTATTGCATTCGCAATCAACATGGTTGCGTCCGCTGTTCTGACCAAAGCGTTCGCAACACAAACAGATTACGGTGCTGCTGGAGCATCTCCCAATCCAGGCAATCGAACTCAAATCGCTCCTGCAACTGATAACAAGCTGCCAGTGGTTTATGGATCGGCCTGGGTTGGTGGGATCGTCACAGATCTGAGCATCACGGCAAACAATCAGGTTTTGTACTATTGTTTGGCGTTGTCGGAAGTTACCGGGAGCGGCACAGATACGATCTCGTTTGGAGATATCTACTACGGCGGGAAAAAAGTAGTTTTCAACGGTACAAACCAATATAGCGTTGACTATTTGATTGACGAGACGACTGGCGAACAACAACAAATAAACGGTTACATCGAAATCTATTTGTACAGGAATGGCAGCAACAATCCAGCGAATTCGACGCAGGGCGCAATCTCAGTAATGAATGATCCCAATCTCACGTATAAGTGGGACGGACAAAAATTGATGACCAATTGCGCCTTCGCAATCATCAAACTGGTCTACAACCAGGATCTCAACGTCACTGCACTGGAGCAGACAAGATTCCAGATCACGAATAGTCGATACAAGCCTGGAGAATGTTTCTACGACTATCTTACGAATTCCGTATACGGCGCCGCGATTCCTGTTGCTCAAATTGACACAGCGTCTCTGAATACGCTTGATGCGTATTGTGATGGATCGTTTTCCTACACTCCTTACGGCGGGGGCACGGCAACTCAAGCAAGATTCCGATTCGATGGTGTGCTGGATACCAGTCAGTCGATCATGGACAACATGCAGAGCATGGCAAGTTGCTGTGATTGCTTAATCAAGTACAACGAAATCGAAGGCAAGTGGGGCGTCATTACACAAAGTCCTTCGTATAGCGTTGCGATGGCATTGACCGATAGCAACATGGTGTCTGCCATATCGATTACGCCAATGGATCTGGCGAGCAGCTATAACATCATCGAGTGCAAATTCCCTGATCAATCATCACAGGATGCTTTCAATTCTGCGACGTTCGATCTGGCAGAGATTGCGCCTTCTCTTTTATTTGCAAACGAGCCGGTCAACAAGCAGTCTGTCAGTCTGCCCCTGGTCAATGATAGTGTGCGTGCGCAATACATTGCCAATCGCATGCTGAAGGCAAATAGAGAAGACTTGCAAGTCCAGGTCAACATCGATTACCGCGGCATCCAGCTTGAGGCTGGAGATGTGGTCACGATCACCAGCACGAACTATGGATGGACTGCAAAAGAATTCCGAATCATCAAAGTCATTGAGGAATTCGCAGATGATGCGTCGGTCACTGCGAAACTGACGTTATCGGAATTCAACGCATCGATTTACGATGACGTGAGCGTCACCGAATTTACGCCTGCACCTAACACTGGTATCGCGGCCCCAAACGTGTTTGGATCAGTGCCTGCGCCCGTAGTGTCTGCCCAATACCCTACAGCAGACGTTCCCAGCTTTGTTATTAGCAGCACATCGAGTTCTGCGGGTGTAATCCAGTATGCTGAAATTTGGTATTCGGCATTTTCTACCCCCACCTCTGATCAACGATTGTTTGCCGGCACAACAGCGATTCAATCGAATGGCAATCCATATGCACCAAACACAGCATTGCCCACAGTCCTGTTAAGCACCATTCCTTATGGCAACTGGTACTTTTTTGCCAGGATGGTGAATGCGTTAGGCACGTCGCAATTCAGTTCTGCGAGTTCGTTGTTCAGGTGGCGCCCAGCGACATTCCAGTACGTCGAAAGATATCTCGCGGTCGCTTATGCTGATGATGTGAATGGCTCAACCAATTTTAGTTTTAATCCCAGGTCGCGCTCATATTACGGTTTGCGCAATCAAACCGATTTGAATCTAAGCACAAATCCAGCAGATTACACTTGGTATTTTGCGGAACCAGCATTTGGCACAAGCGTTTATTTGTTGTTTGCCAACAGAAATTCCAGAAAATTTAGCTTTGACACAGGGTTTGCAGAGCACTCGTCAGGCACTGGTCGATTCGTGCCAAGTCAAACCACACTTTTTGATCCGACTCTCTGGGGGGCACTAGAAGACGGTACTAATATTATCGACCTTGATTTTTCAACTGGGCAGGTATTGTCTACTGGAACCACGACAGTCGGCTCGGGCGAGATTCAGGTCACAAACAATACCAATGGACAGGTTATCGCATCGCTGAAACAGTTTCTGGATTTTGGCACTGGCGTTTTGACAAAAACATCTTCCGTTGCAAATTTAACAATTGACATCTATGGTCGAGTAGTCGGGTTTGAGGTGCCAGATGATTTTTACATTTCCATCACATCATTCACGGCGACATCTGGGCAAACAGTTTTTAGCGTGTCTCGAGGTACTGGGTACATCGTTGACCAATGCCTTGTATTTCAAAACGGGTGCTTGCTGGACGAATCAGAATATGTGGATGCATCCTCATCAGTAACATTAACAGTGGGCGCGACCGTTAATGACACGATCACAATCGTTTCATTCAGAAGCTATAACGCTACTAGCGGCTATTACGCATCATTCACACGCACGACAGCGTCGCTCACAAATGCAACAACGTACACGCCGTCTCCTGCCATCCCAAGCGGATATGAATTGCTGTTTGTTAACGGGACAATTATGAATGAACAAGACTACGACATAGTCGGCGCAGAAATAACAAATTTCCCGTCAACTGTGACGGGTACACTGACCATGATTAAGTGGACCGCAAACAACTTGGGCGTTCCCAATGGGACACCGACTAACGTGGTTGCAAATACGGTGATTGGTCAAACAACGTATCCATTTGGATACAATGCAAATGCTTTTAATTTATTTGAAAATGGAATTTTGCTGAAACAGGGGACAGATTACACGACAGCAACAGGCGCGTACACGCTTGCCAATAGCCCAACGACATCATCTAATATTCTTGTCCAACAAACATTTGCCAGAACAGGTGCCGCATGACCGTCGCTTTTAATCTTTCTCAGCTTGCAAACTATGTTAATTCGTCCGGCAAACTAGATATCACTAATGGTGTAACCAGCGCAGCTAATGTGGCAAATGGTGGCACTGGAAGAAGCACGCTCACCGCAAATAGTTTGCTGGCCGGCAATACAACAAGTGCTGTCAATTTGATTGCTCCTGGTACGAATGGAAATATCCTTACATCAAATGGAACATCGTGGGTTTCGGCTGCGCCTGCGTCAGTCACATTTATCCCTGCTGTCGATGCGCTTGGTTGCGTGATGTGCGCAATTCGCACGACAAATAGCGACTTGGGAGGCGTAGGCACGACAGAGTCAGGATCTAATCTGCGATACAATTGGACTATCGCTGACATAAGCGGAATCACAACTACAGGTCAAACGTATCCATATGGTGATGCCTCTTATGTTGTGCGAAAGCTAGGAACTGCAAATCCAGCATATAATGCTGGCGGCACATCGCTGACTGGCACATGGAGAAAGTTGTCTACCGGGATCACCTGGCAAACTACTGACGATGGAGAAGGAAATTATTATTCTTATTGGTATCAACATCTTTGGATAAGAATATCTTAAAAAATAAAACATGATCGCGCCTTGCTCGTAGGCAAGGCATTATTCCTAGAAAAGGTAGATCATGGCTAAATTCAGTAAAAACGTCCTGACGCAAGTCAGCGGATTTGACAATCCGATCATCTCAGGTGAATTGGTTTATAACCAAAAAACCTTCTGGAATTTAAGTTTTGCGTCTGAAGGCTCCCCTGTCGATTTGACTGGGGCGACAATCGGGGCGCAGATCATCCGGCGGCAAATAAGCGATCTGCAAGATACTCGCTATGGTCTGACGTTTAACATCGCAGACTATGTGCCGGAACCGTCTCCAGTCAGCCTGACCATCGCGAATCGCAACGATTCTAACGGATCGTTCACGCTCGTCATCGATGAATCCACCTGGGGCATCCTAGCGGCAGATCCAGAACTGGACATTGCAATCAATGATTGCGTTGCATTTTCTGGCCGGATCAAAATCAGTTTCCCTGCTGCTGGCTCGACACCTGCGCAGGATTCAATCATTTTCCTGCTATTCCTTGTCCGATCTGATGGAGTGGTCAACTAATGGATCTCACTGTCACGCGAGGATCAGGGAACGAAGTGTTGGTGGAGGTTACGCCGACACAATCTGTTGCTGTCACCATTGACCGCGGCATTGCTGGTGTAGGCATTCAAAGCATTTCAATTTTTTACGTGCCGCCAGATGAGTATTATCTGGACTTTTTATATACCGATGGCACGAATGAATTAGTGCAACTTCCTGCAATTGCCGCGGGCGTATCTTCATTTAATACCAGAGTTGGAGCGGTCACGCTCAATGCCACTGACGTTCTGAACGCTCTTGGCTACACGCCTGTCGATGGGCCTGCCACTGCGACTGACAATGCTATCGCTCGATTTGATGGCACGTCTGGCGACGTGATTCAGAACTCCGCCGTATCAATTGACGATACTGGCAGAATGACTGGAATCTTGTCAGAGCAATTTGCTGACGGTGCAGGTACAGTAGTTCAAGCTGGTCTTCTGTGGTACGACAATGCTAACGGCAGTTGGAATGCTGGCATGGGTGGTGGGAACATCACTCAGCAAATTGGCGAAGAATTGTATCGCTATGGCAAAGCATCGTCTGCAATCAATGATTCTCCGCTGCAACTTGTTTACAAAACCGGAACAGTCGGAGGATCTGGAGTCATTACATTTGCCCCGACCGTCGCAGGCATTACTGATGCCGATTCGATCTTAGGTTGCGCTACGGAAAATATCCCTCTTAATGGTTTCGGGCGAATCACTACATACGGTGTCGTTCACAACATCACAACCAATGGGTCCGCATATGGCGAAACTTGGGCAGACAACGACGACCTGTATTACAACCCTGTCACTGGCGGGCTGACAAAATTTTTACCAGCATCCCCTGGTCTAAAATTGTTTGTCGGCACCGTCATCAAAGCAGGGTCGGGCGGATCTGGATCATTTATTGTAAGATTCGGAACGGCGAAAGCTTTGTCTGAACTCGACAATGTAACGGTCACTGCGCCGACAGAAAAACAAATTCTTGCTTACGATTCTTCCGGCCAATATTGGAAGAATTATTCTTTTGATTCGTTTACCTTCAGTGCGCTGACAAAAACGTCAGCGTACACGTTGACTGCAAACGATAGCGTTATTTTTGCTGATGCAACGTCAGCACCATTTTCTGTGACGCTACCATCTGCTGTTGGGCTTGCTGGAAAAAATTACATCGTCAAGCGAACCAATGCGGGCGCAAATTCAGTCACCATTGCAACGACGAGCAGTCAGACGATTGACGGGCAAATATCTTATGTCTTGTCTGTTCAATACGCAGCAATCTCAGTCATGTCTAATGGTTCAGAGTGGCTAATCATTGAGCGGTTATCTGCTCGAAACGGAACAAATGGGACGTTCTGATGGATTTGCAACCTCTCTTCAATATTGCCGTTGCTTTGGTGGGTGCGCTTGGTGGTTGGGTGTTGAACTCATTGCATCGAGCATTAGAACGTCTTGATGAAGATGTCAGATCCTTGCCGGCAAATTATGTGCTGAAAGATGATTACCGCGAGGATATTAGGGAAATAAAGAAAATGCTTGGTGGCATCTATGATCGGTTAAATGCAAAAGCAGACAAGTAATGGACCCACTTAGCACAGCACTCGTAGCAATCGCAACCGTTCGCAAAACAGTCGATGTCATCAAGCAGGCGAGATCGGCTGTTAATGACGTGGCGTCGCTCGGCCCAATGCTAGGAAATTATTTTGGCGCAAAGCAAAAGGCATTGCAGGCAGTAGAAAAAGTTAAGGAAAAAGGCGGATCAAATCTCGGACAGGCAATTAAACTTGAAATGGAATTGCTAGGTCAGAAGCAGTTTGAAGATGAATTGAAAATGCTGTTCATGACGACCGGTCATATCGATGTGTGGAATAACATCATGGCTCGTGTCGCTGAAGCGAATAAAGCCGAAAAGGCTGCGGCTCAACGAAAAGCGCTTCAAGATTTGGCTAGAAAACAGAAACTAAAGCAGGCAATCGAGACAGGCATTGCACTGGCACTAGTTTTTCTTGTTGGCTTGCCCCTCATAGTTTGGTCAGTTGTGAAGCTGGCAATCATGCTGCGCGATATGAAAGCGTTCTGACATGCTACCTATCCTCCCCCTCCTTGAACTCGGCAGCAAACTTGTAGACAAACTTATCCCTGACCCTGAAGCAAAAGCCAAGGCAAAACAGGAACTAGAGCAGCTTCACCAATCGGGTGAACTTGCCAAGATGGCGAACGAGACGAAGCTCTACGAGACAGAGCAGGAAAATATTACTGCTCGACATAATGCAGACATGGGCAGCGACTCATGGCTGTCAAAAAACATTCGGCCAATGACTCTTGTTGCAATCCTTGCCGGCTACTTCACGTTCGCTTTGATGTCCGCCTTTCACATGGACACCAATCAAGCATACGTTGAACTGCTTGGCCAATGGGGTATGCTGATAATGAGTTTTTATTTCGGCGGCAGGACGCTTGAAAAGATCATCGATATGAGGCGTGGAAAGTGAAAGATAATTTCGAGCAGGCATTACGTGCCGTTCTGATGCACGAAGGAGGATTTGTGAATCATCCGGCAGATCCTGGCGGAATGACCAATTTGGGCTGCACCAAGCGAGTCTGGGAAGAGTGGTGCGGGCATGAGATCGATGAAAAGGCAATGCGGGCACTTACGCCAGAAAAAGTAGCGCCGCTGTACAAGGCAAAATACTGGGACAAAATCCGAGGGGATGATCTTCCTACCGGTGTAGATTATTGCGTGTTCGATTGCGCGATCAATTCAGGACCAGGGCGTGCGGTTAAATTTTTGCAGCAAGCCGTCAACACAACACCTGACGGGGTGATTGGCCCTATGACCCTGAAAGCCGTGCAAGAAATGTCAGGAGAAGAACTCATCAGTGTTTACACCGATCTTCGACTGACATTCTTGCAATCGCTCTCAACGTGGTCAACATTTGGTCGCGGGTGGTCGCGAAGAATATCTGAAGTCAAATCCCTCGCCACGAACCAAATAGTGTAGTTTTACGTTGCTTGCTTGACCTAGATCGCTCTGTCGATGACGCAGGGGTTGGGCGTTCCACATCGTCACCGGAACCCCAGGCGTAAACTGCTGCCCCGAGAGAATGCTTCCTGCCTCTTGCGTAATCAACGATGTGAATGCATCCAGCGTCGTGCATGGCGTGTATCCAGTTGTAGGCACTTGTTTTGGATATGCCTGTGTAGAGCATAAGCTGACGCATCGTAAATTTTTGCAGCATCATCCTAGCCGTGATTTGCGCCAGTTTGGCGTACCCATGTCGAGTATTTTTGCTGGTAGATTTGCTCCCAGCTTTAAGGTTAGCAATGCTGTTGGGGTGCTTGCCTTTTTTTATATCACTACTCACCAAAGATATCCTTTTCTGTATGCGGGTGGCGCAATTACGCCCGATCCGCTTTTTGTTTTTGCTCTATTTTTTACAGCAATCATTTCGTCGCTCTTGTCGCACCAATAGCGAACCGCTTCATACGGCAAACACAATCTTGCCGCAATTTGTCTGGGGGTAAAACCTTCACCGTAAAGTTCCAGTGCCTTTTCTCTGACTTCAGCACTGTGGATTCTGATCCTGTTGTCGCTCATTTGAAATCCTTTGAAGCCTTTGAAGTATTTTTTTCCACTAATGTCATTTCTACGTCAACAACGACCGCGTAAACTGCGTCTCGCAATCGATGGTCAGTAATAGTCATATTCCCGTCGATACACTCATCCATTTCTTTTTGCGTCAACCCGATAAAGTCATGATATTTGTTGTCTGAAAGCTCTTTCTCTTCAACCTCCTTGAGTTTCTGTATGTAGTGCCTGCATTTGCCCGCGTCATCTGAGTCTTTCTTGCCGATACGCATGCCGTACTTGATGATGCTGCCCTTCAGGAACCCTATAAATTCTTCTCGGGTGAGCACGGACTCCATGACGTGCCAAGGTTGTACCCCCATCTCCTTATAATGATCCCCGCCGATTTGAATGCCATCTGCGTTCATATCAATGCTTCCTCTACTGGGTTGTTTATCGCATCCCACTTT